GCGAAGGCTGGTGAGATCCGGTTTCGACACAGTGATCTTCGCCGCGACCATCAGGATCCGTTCTCTCTGTAGTAGGCGTCGACAATGTCGAGCGCCTGGATGAGGACGACGGGCTGGTGGATTAACCCGCTTCCGTCGGGATAGCACCGTGGCTCCGCGTTTCGCCAGTTGAGGCGGAAGTAGAGGTCGACAATGCTTCGATGGTTTCTTCTGATGCGGAGGTTGGGACAGGTTCGGAAGATGATGCCGTCAAACTCCCATCGCTGATCTCCGATGCGCCGCTCTGTTCGGGCAAACCAATCAGGTCTGATCCTTTCTCGAGCGGCAAGTCGGAGTTTCCCCGTTCGATCTCCGAAATTCCGCCAAGCTGGCCGACGAATTCTTCGATCTCCTTGATGGCCGACTTGCCGATCTCCCGGCCGAGCGCCTTGTAGACGGCTTCAGGAACGATGCCGCCGACGAATTCATATTCCGTCGACGCACCGGACCAGCCGGCGATGAGCATGCGCGCGATGCCAGAACGCGACCGCGCGCTGAAGGTCTGCATCTCAATCGACAGATCGCGCATCTTCGGGCTGGCGGCCAGAATGTCGTTGGCGCGCAGTTGCGCACGGTGACGGCGGCGCATGGCGACAACGCGCTGCGGCATGGGTGCCTGCTCGAGGCCCTTGGCGCCGTGGGCAATGTCGAAGCGGCGCTGCTGTTCCTGCAGCAGCCACTGCTCGAGTTCACCTTGGAAGGTGTCTTCGCCCTGCCAGAATTCATCGAGAAGGTTGGCCGTCTCTTCGGCTTCAGCCTCGTCGTAGATCGAAAAGATCTCGTCGATCATCGTCGCGCGCCAGGTTTCCTGGCTGACCGGATAGATGTTGTGGCGGAAGAGCTCGTAGCCCAGCTGGTCAGTATCATCCATCGTGACGGGAGTGATCTGAACCGTGAACGGCCCGGGGACAACAAGCTTGTTGGTTGTCAGGGGCGTGAAGGGGAGGGGAGCGTTGGTAACAGGGATATGCATGGATATTCTCCGGGCTGGTGGCAACTCACGCCGACCAGCCCGGAGGTATCAGACTAGTCCCACCAGATGGTCAGCGTGGCGGACTTGTCTACGCCGACGAATGCAGCATTGCCAGTGAGATTGACAAACCCGTTCCGATCGCCGGGATTGTTCATCGGGTTGAGCGCCAGTTCCGGGCAGCAGAAGCCGAACCGATTGCCGGCGCCAAGGCCCCACAGTGCCATGGTTGAGATCGTCGTCTGGTTGTCGACGCGCGTGTCGATGTTGAAGTCGGTGACGGCCATCTGGTTGAGATCAAAATCGACCTGGCGTGAGCCAGACATGATCTCGTAGCCGTCCTGGCCCTCAACAGCATGTGCGTTCGAAGCACCAGCGACATCCGCGCTGATCTGGAAGCGCGTCGATTGGTGGCCGAGCGCCGTGCGATCCAGCGAGAACTTGCCGTTCCGGTAGGGAGCGATGGTCGACAACATCGCAGGGGTAAGTTCCGGAGTGCTGGCGACGTCGGTAACGCCGGCGGGCAGGCCCTTCATCGAGAATTCGACAGAGGGGTAGCTCTGGTTCTGCTCGTTCGACACAGGCATGTCGATCGTCAGCTGCGTGATGCGGACGTCGCGATAGTCATAGCGCTTCTTGTCGCGCCAAACGGTCACGGACAGCAGAGGCGGCGACGTCGACATCGTGCCCAGCTGGTAGACCACGTTCGGCGGGATCGTGTAGGCGCCAGCCACAACAGCCGAACCCATCGTCTCGCCGATCATGGCCACCTTTGACGTGCCATTGTAATCGGTGATGATCGACGTGCCCTTCACCGCTCCGGCGCCAATCGTTGCATGCTGGATGGGCATGCCAAGATAGAGGTCGTCGACGGCGCTGGCGCCCGCTGCCAGGATGATGCTGGTGGTCGTGCCACCTGCCTGCGCAGTGCCGGTCACAGCCGCTACGGTGCGGACTTCAGCGAAGCCAGCCGCCTGGAATACGCGGCCGAGAGGCCAGGCATTCGCAGCGAAGGGAGCCGCGCCGCCGGGGCCGCGCAGAGGCGCGCTGGTGCCGACGTTTGCGGTCTTGCCGAGATAGACGCGGGGAGCCTGCCAGACCGAGCCGGTCGCGGTAGGATCTTCGGCGCTGACAATGTCTTCACCGTTGGTCGGCGGCGAGGCGGCGATGATGTCAGCCTGCGCGGGAGTCGTGAAGACGCCCGGGACAGCCTGAAGCGCGACGGCAATAGCGACAACGCGCGACTTGTGATTCCATGCCATGACTGATTATTCCCCCTTGCTGTCCGCGGCGGCAGGCGCGGCGGCGGTTTTGGACTGCACGGGCGCGTCATAGACGACCCGATTTTCAACGATGCCGAGTTCGGCAACTTCGACCTGGATGCGCTTGTAGCCATCCGGCAGATCGGCCGAGGCGAAGTCGGTAACGATCTCGTTGTTCTTGTTGATCGCAGCCGTGATCGCGTCAACGCGGGCTTCAGCGTCCTTCGACTTGTTGGCTGCTTCGAATGCCTTGGAAATCGCTTCGGAATCGAAGCTTCCTGCAGGCAGGGAAACCGGGGCAGCGCGCAAAGCCTGCTCCGGAGTGCGGTCATCGGTCGCCACATTGACCTTGATCGGTTCACTCATGGTGCATTTTCCTCCGAGTTGAGCAGGTAGTTCAGATCGCTCCGGAGCGTCCTGTATAGCACAACGATGCTTTGGGCCAACCGGCCATCGTCAGGCGTGGAATCCTCATCGGGATCCGTGTCGCCAGGCAGCACGTCGTCAACGATCGACAGGAGGTCGGATGTTGGAGACAGGTAGAGGTTGCTGATCGCGTTGGCGGTGCCGGCCAGCATATTCCAGCCCGTCGGATCATCGCCGCCGACGTCGAGTTCCGGCGCCAGCGCGAAGTCCAGCACCACGTCGACAGTCATTTTCCAGCAGATCTCTGACTGCGTATGCACCTGCTGGTTGCTGTCATCGAGTTCGATGTTGACGATCCGGAAGGCGCAGCAGGGCCGCTCTGCCTTGGTCGTGTTGCGATTGCGCCAGTGCCGATAGTTGAACGCTTCAGCCTGGCCGAATGCCGTGTGCAGGTTCGCCGCGATAGCGATCGTCCGCATGCGCTCAAGGATGACGTGGGGCGGAGATGTCGGGAAAGGCATGGATCAGACCTTCTGCACGTCGAAAAGGATATAGCGGCCCTGCTCTTCCGGTTCGCCACCAGCTGCCCGGTATGTGCCAGCCCCAAGCCGGGCATGCCGAAGCTGCACTGACCGGGAAGGCTCACCGGTAGGGAACAGGGAGCGCGGCATCTTGACGCGCTTGCGGGTGCCAAGCGGCTCATCCATGCCCATGATGCCGCCGGTCGACGAGACAGCGATGACGAAGCCCATCTGCGGGGTCCAGGTTGCGCCGGCATCGAGGCTCAAGGAAATTGCATCGCCGAGCGCCGTGTCGACGGTTTCGTCCATCGCAGCGGAGAGTTCAGACCAATCCACGGGGCGCTCCTACAACAAGGGCTCCAGGTTGCCCCGGAGCCCTCATATAGCAAATGGATCAGCTTGTCAGGCGGCAGGGCCTGCTTCCGGATCGTGTTCAGGGGCAGCACCTTCATCGGCGCCTTCACCCTCGCCTTCAGCTGCATCTGCAGCCTGCGCTTCACCGGCCGGAGCCGCATCGCCCAGGCCAAGCTTTTCCGACAGCTTCTTCGGTTTCGGACCAGGCTTCTTCGCCGTAGGCTTGGCAGCAGCCTTCGCGGGTGCCTTGGCCGGCGCCTTGCCTTCACCATCAGCGACCGGAACAGATCCGTTCTTCGGCTTGGTGAGGGATGCCCAACCGAGTTCAAGAATGCGGGCCACATCTGCTTCGTCGACTTCAGCCGAGAGGCAGCGCGGCTCATCTTCGCGGCTGGGATCAAAGTGAATGATGATGCCGTTCTGAAGGGCGGTCGTCCCCCGCTTGACGGCATAGATAGTGACTGTCGACATGGCGATCTCCTGGTGGCCAAAGCAAAAGGGCCGGGTTGCCCCGGCCCTTCATTACTCCCCCCGTCGCCAGCGGTCTAGCCGGTTGCAGTGGCCCGCATGAGGCACTGCGGATAGATGCAGGCGTAGAGCGGATAAGCGCGCAGGACGATGTCGACAAACTCGGGCATCGCCGTGCGGACGTCTTCCTGCACGTAGAGGTATTCCGGCTTGCCGGGTTCGGTGACGTCGTTGAGCGTTTCGCCGGGCGACCAGTAGACGTTGAACACGTCCTTGGCGCCGATGGGGAACATGATCGCGTCGTTCGTCGGCACAGCGATCTCGCCACCGGTCGAACCGCGGAAGTGCCACCAGTCGATGCCGGCGAAGTAGACGTGACCCCAAAGGTTCGCGCCGGTGACAGTGCCAGCCGAGCCAAGCGCCAGATTTGCGCCCTGCTGCTGCAGTTCGTAGAACTTGCGAACGGCCGGGTGACGCATCAGCTTCGACCAGAAGCCGTCGCCGCACAGCGCGCCGATGCGGGTATTCATCGTTGCGCGGTTCTTCAGCGACAGCAGCATCGGCTGGAGGAAGTCTTCCTGGAAGTCCATCATCAGATCCGCTTCAGCAGTGGTGCTGAAGTTGATGTTGATGGCGGCCGGTTCGGCGATGCCGTATTCGGTGAAGAAGTTGATCGTGTAGGTCGATCCATCTTCACGGGTCGTCACCAACTTGCCCTGAAGACCGCCGAAGCGATGCAGTTCCTTGGTGGCTTCCATGTCCGACTTCAGCTGCGCAGTGCGGTCGTTGACCAGCTGGACGGCATTGCGCAGGCGGATGATTTCAGGGAGCGCCATGTTGGCAACGCCAACCAGTTCACCAGCGCGCAGCGTGTCCTTCTTCGACAGGCGGCTGGTCGACAGGGCGCGCAGGCGACCCTGGTCACGAACCTGCTGGATGTCAGGCGCGCCGCGTTCCGTGATCGGAATGAAGCGGACGTTGCCGTCTTCTTCGTAGAGCAGCACTTCCTTGGTGAGGATCGGCTTGGGCTCAAAGACACCCATCGAGCCGAGCATCGAAGGAATATAGGGGGCGTTCTTCACGACGCGCTGGAGCGTCGTCACGGAGAACGCATCGTTCTTGAAGATGTCGAGGGTCAGTTCCATTTCACGCTCTCCGTGCGTCGACGTTCAGGTCAGGATGATGATGCCGAGGGCTGCTGCCTGGGTAATGGCAGTGGCCTTCTGCGGGGCAGAAAGTGCGGACCAGCCAACCAGAGCATTCGAGTTGACGGTAGCCTCGCGGACAGTGACGACCTTCTTCTGGTCAGCCGCGCTGTCGGCAACGTCATCCCAAAGGATGCCGGCGAAGACTTCTTCACCGGTAGCTGCGCCGGTGTTGAGCGGCACATACTTGCCGCTGGCAGTGATCTTGCCCATGATCTGGCCGGCAAGCATTGCCGGAGCCGCAAGGGCAATGACCACCGGCTGGTTAGCGCGCTCGTAGTTGAGCTCGCCGACGCAGAAGTGGCCAGGCCCACGATTGTAGGGCGAGACGGTCTTGAGGATGCCAGCCATAACAAAAACTCCTGTCAGTTGCCGGTCGGACGAGCCGCGGGCGTGGTGGGTGCAGAGGCTGCGGTCGTGACCAGAGATGCGCCACTGGCCAGAGCGGCGCGGGCCATTGAGCCAGCGTCAGAAGCGAGGACAGGCGCGGCCGACTTGGGCGCGGAGCCCTGAACGTCTGCCCACACGTCATCACCGCTGGCGCCCATGCCAAGCGCCGCTTCAGCGTCACCGCGACCCAGGTTGACGTTCGTATCGGGAATGGCCGCGCTGGTAGAGGCTGACTGCATCGCTGTCGGCAAGAGCTTCAGTCCAGCAACGATCGAAGCGGCACTGGCGTCAGCGTTGTTGGCCAGCATCCAGCCAGCCATGGCGGGATTGGCCTTGCCTTCGTCGCTGCCCAGCACGGTGGCCGTGCGCTCACGTTCGGCATTGCGACCAGCGATGAACTGCTCATTGGCAACAGCAGCAGCATCGGCAACCAGCACGACGTCGGCGGCGGCGGCGGTTCCATCAGCAGCCGCGTCTTCTTCGCAGTTTTTCTTGTCGACAGGCTTGCCGGCCGCTGCGGCATCATCGCCGTCTTCGTCAGCAGGAAGCGGGCCTGCTTCCGGATCTTTGTCTTCGGGCTTTGCCCCGCCTTCAGCGACAGGGACAAGCCCCGCCGAAGCTGCAACAGCAGCCATGCTGGAAAGCGCAGAGCGGGAGAAAAGGTTGAACTTGCTCATTACTCGACCCCTAGCTTCGAAGCGATCTGCCGCTCCATCTTCATCCAAGCCTCCGGCTCGGAGAGGACTTCGTCAACCAAGCCGGTGGCCAAGGCTCGAGGGCCTGTATAGACGCGCCCGTCCATTTCGGAAATAGCTTTTTGCGTCAACACCGGGCGATAGACCCCCAAGCGCTCCGCAAACATGGCATCAGCCTCGTCGCAGGACTCCTGGAACGACGTGATCGCTTCCGCATCC